GCTTTAGAGAAGTCACTTTATAGTGATTATCTCGGTCTTGCGGGTCGTGTTGATTGCATCGCAGAATACGAAGGAGAACTCGCGATCATCGACTTTAAGACATCAAAAAAGATTAAACCCGAAAAGTGGATTGAAAACTACTTCGTCCAAGAAGTAGCTTACGCTTGCATGTATTATGAAATGACTGGTATCCCAGTTCAAAAGTTGATTACCATTATGGTAGCTGAAAATGGAGAATGTTTTGTCTATGAAAAACGCAACAAAGATTACTATATTAAACTTCTTACCAAGTACATCAGGGAGTTCGTCTCTCATCACACAGAAGACTAAACCTATGCAGAACAACACTGAAGATGTAAACAACCTAATTAAGGAGAAGTTTCTCTGCCAGTCGAAGTTCGCACAGGACATCGAGTACCTTGTAATGACTTCCAAGATCAATTACATTGAAGCGATCGTCACCTATTGTGAAGAAAATGGTATTGAGTTTGAATCAGTATCTAAACTAATCTCAAAACCCCTAAAAGAAAAGTTGAAGCACGAAGCGACCCAACTCAACTTTCTCAAAAAAACAAGTCGCGCTAAGTTAGTATTCTAATGACTCCAATCGAGGTATACAAAACATACCTTGCATTCAAGAATCATTTCACAAAACCAAACTACGATTACCATCAATATTGCGGGAAGTCTAGAGCATCTAAAGAGGCATTCAATAAAAGAAAAGATCGATACTTCTTTGAAAGAATGTCTCGTAAAAAAACTGATGATGAAATTAAACTATACTTCCTCGCAAACTTTGTAGAATGTGATGATCCAACAAAACTTCGGATCGGTGAGATTATTGAATCAGGTGAACAAAATTATGCAAATTGGTTGAAAAGATCTCAAAGTCTTTATTACCTATTCAAAACTGAATCAGAAGTTTTCTGCAATAAAGAAAACTTTGAAAACTTATTTACAATTAAGGGTGCAGGTCACCCAGAAATCCTTAGAAAATATTTACAGAAAGCTATTTCGATAGAGACTCTGGTCATCATGGATATGATCCTGATGTTCTCTAAAAACTTTGACAAGAAACTCATAGATCCAGTGTGGGAATCCGTCAGTTTACGAATTAAAAAGTATAAATCTTTCCTAAATATTGACAAAGAAAAGTATACAGCTACACTAAAAGATATCGTGTTATGAGTGGATTTTTTGAATCGGAAGTTGTAAGGAACGCCATCAAAGAGATGGAAGAACTTCAACAAGAAATTATTGAAGCCACATTCTCAGCACCATTGATGACACCCGAACAAAGACGGGAACATATTGACTTAATGAAAACTTTTCTTGAAAAACAGAAGAACCTCTACTTTCGTCTAACTCTTTCTGATGATCCTGAAGCAGTCTCGATGAAAGAAAGAATGAAAGAAGCTGCGGAACTTCTGGGTTTTAGTGGTAACAATATCGATGAATTGTTTGCCACGATGGAAGAAACTCTAGATCGTCTAGATACAATTACGGAAGAGGATTGAACATGTCATATCAATATCACATTACTTCGAGGTACGTCTACCATAATGATGTGATAGTTGATATGTTTTTCATTAATGGTATTCCATTTACATTTGATGATATTCCTACAATCATGCAGGATGATCCTTACATTCAAATGGAAGCAAATGATAATTATTCCTATACCATCGACGACATGTATCGATGGTCAAATTATCTTGTACAGGAGGAGTGTCATCCACTCCTCTTTGAACTGGAACTCGCAAATCCAGAGGAACTTCCTAAAGACTAGGGCTTGACATCCCTTCTTGCGACCTGTAAGATAAAGTCGTCCCAAAGGCCAAATCCAAACCAATACGGAGAATACGAACATGTCTTTTGCTGATCTCAGGAAACAGTCTCGCGCAGGTTCGCTGACTGATAAACTGATCAAAAAAGTCGAAAAACTGAATAGTGGAGAGAAATCTGCAGATGATCGCTTCTGGAAACCCGAAGTAGATAAGGCTGGTAATGGTTACGCCGTTATCCGATTCCTTCCTGCACCTGAAGGGTGCGAACTTCCCTGGGCCCAAATGTGGAGTCATGCCTTCCAAGGACCTGGAGGTTGGTACATCGAGAACTCTCTGACTACGCTGGGACAAAAAGATCCTGTTTCTGAGTACAACCGCACTCTATGGAATAGTGGTCGTGATTCTGATAAAGATATTGCCCGCAAACAGAAACGTAAGTTGTCCCACTACGCCAACATCTATGTTGTCGCAGATCCCGCCAATCCTCATAATGAGGGTAAGGTGTTCCTTTACAAGTTCGGTAAGAAGATCTTTGATAAGATTACCGAAGCAATGCAACCTCAGTTTGCAGATGAAGAAGCTATCAACCCCTTCGACTTCTGGGCTGGTGCAAACTTCAAACTGAAGATTCGCAAGGTTGAAGGTTACTGGAACTACGACAAGTCTGAGTTTGATCGCCCTAGTGCTCTTCTCGATGATGATGACGCACTGGAGAAGATCTACAACAACCTGAACGATCTCAATGAGTTCTCTAAGGCTGACAACTTCAAGACCTATGAGGAACTGAAGAAGCGTCTGGACTACGTTCTTGGTCACAAAGGTACTCCTAAGTTCCAAGACCAGGAAACCGTTGAAGAAGATCGTCAATGGGAAGCAGAACGTCGTGGAGACTTCTCCGAACAACGTTCTCAACCCAGTTTCACCGCACCTAGTAGTGGTGGTTTCAATGATTCAGACATTACTCCGCAAGCTTCAACAGAGACTGATGAAGATGCAGACGATGCTCTGTCTTATTTCCAAAAACTCGCAGAGAGTTGATTCCGAAAGGGAGGTTCAAACCTCCCTTTTTTAATGTCAAGAGGTTCCAATGAAAATAGTAGATGACTTTCTAGCCACCGATGAGTGGGAGGGTATGTTAAAGACCTGTGAGATCATTGTCGATCTCTATAAACGTCCAGACACTCGCGGAGAGAGTCCTGAAGACTATTCTGGGAACACTCATGAGACTTTAGATGTCTATGAACAATGGAAGACTCCCTACCCACCTTACATGACATATTCGTTGGAACAGATCCAACAATGTAGAGATGTCTTGTTCAAGAAAAAGTGTTGGGAGTCTTTTCTTCAAAAGAATTGTGAAGAAGTAGGAAATATAGTTGGTAAACCAGTTACCCCTACAGATATTCGTGTCTGTAAGGTTGAAGAATATGATGAGAAAGATATTGAATTAAATGTAAGAAAACATGAAAAATTCGGGTACATGGATAATGTACCACATGTTCATCTTGGAGATGATCTAGTTTATAGTTCTGTTTACTACATCCAGAATCCAGACAAAGAGTATGGAACTGTCATTGAAGACGAGACCCTAGTCTATGGTGTAGAAAATAGATGTTTATTCTTTGATGGTTCAAAGATTATGCATTGTGGAGTTTGGCCACCTTCCGAAGAAGTTGCAGACTACCCACGATACATAATCGCAATGAACTTTAAATGCCAGTAAGTTTAGGATTATAAGTTGTCTTCAGTTTCTCATTGACGAAGTTCTCAGTCTCAGGATCATACTTCATAAGAGTCTTAAGTTCTGCCAAGATCACTGGTACAAACTCTGGTTTGATGAGAGTGATAATACTCTTTGCATCATTCTTTTGAATTTCTACCTCATAGTTGGTAACTGGAGTAGCCATATCTTTACCAGGAATAGATCTGATACGACCACCAACAGACTCTAGATATCTAAATTCTTGAGTGATCTTCTCCTCCCAATATTCTCCACTCCATTTCCAAGTTCTGCCGATTTGAGAGTAGAAATTACCTTCAAAGACTCTTTGAATATCTGGTGCTGGACCAATCGTGAATGTAGGACTATTGACATAGTTTGCACCACCATCGATCATACGGATTGTACCAATACCTCTATCGGGTTCATCATTCAATATAACTTCAAACGTACCTTGTCTGAATTCCTGTGCAGGAGAAATAGTAATTGCAGGAGTAAAGGTATAACCAAATCCTGCATTTGTAATTGTCAGGGTATCAATCTTGCCAGCATCCATCGTAAGTGCTGCTGTTGCTGTTACTGCTGGGAATGGTTGATCAATAGTAATTGTTGGTGCCGCAGTGTATCCACTACCAGTTCTAGTAATCTGGATTTGATCAACTTTTCCTGCACCATCAATTAGTGCAATACCTTCTGCACGGGTTGTCATCAGGTATTCTTTTGCTCGGTTTGATGCACCATCGAATACTAAGAACTTCTCTTCGTTTTCTGCAAGATAAACGTCAACAGGTTCATTTGCTTGAGAACTTACGTTGAAAGTCTTTGCATAGGTTAGAGTTTGGATGTTATATGGGAATCCAAAATCAAGTTCATAAAGAGAAGTTGTTGTTTCATCAGTGACGAACATTTTAGATCCATCAGATTTGATGGTAAATCCAGTGAAGTCTAAACCTGCACCAATAATCGTATTCAGATTAACTTGAGGTACATTGAATAGAGTGTTGACTGATGTAATCTGATATGGAGTAGATAAAGTATAAACCTTTAGAATCTGACCTGTAATTTGATAAAGTAGTGTTCCATCATTGTTGAATCTGATTGCACTAGGTTCAGTTACAATAAGTTCAGAGTTCTTGGTTGCAGTGTTTAGATTGTGAGGTGTTGATAGAACATATTCTGCAATCTTATAAGTAGACGCCTGACCACCAGAGACAAACAACTTAGATCCATCTGGATTCATCTCCACACCAGTCGTGAAAGTGAAGTCTGCACCTACATCGAGATCATTAACTGCAAAGATGGTAGTTGCTTCGTATGCATTACTGACATTGAATGCCTTGATCTGATTGGTACCAGTCAAACTTGCGGTGTATAACTTACCGCCATCAACACTTAGAAACGCACCTTCAATATCATTACCAAGACTAATGATGGATTGTTGAACATAAGATCCACCCATGAAGTTGGGAGATTTGGAGAATGTAACTGCTGGTGCAGTAATACCATAACCAATACCAGATGTTAGATCCGTGATTGCTGCGACTCTATCAAAGTTATTACCAGTACCTAACTCACAAGTTGCTGCAGCAGCAATGGATTGAATTGGAGATTCAATTACAACAGTTGGAACAAAGTTATATCCCAAACCTGGGTTAAAGGTTGCGATTCCAGTTACTGCAAATTGATTCATGGTAACACTTGCAGATGCACTAGATGTTGGTGCTGGTGCAGATAGTGTTACTGAAGGAACTTCAGTGTAACCCGCTCCTGGATTAACGATAAAACCACCTACAATCGAGTTGCCTGCACCGATAATAGGGTTGATTTGTGCATCAGTACCAGGAACAAAGATTGGAGGGAAAGTGATGCCTGGGGGGTCTTCAACGATAGGAACGAATACGGGTGCATTATAGAAAGCCTCGTCTACTTTGAGACCTCCTGGGAACACAAGTCTGTTGAAATCATCTCTGATCTCTTTGGTTTCATAATATGCAATCGCATTGAGTTCTTCTTGATTGGGATATTTTTCATCAAGGTATCTCTTGAATGCAACAGGATCAAGAGGCCATTGGTTCTCTAGATTAGTGATATTATTCGAGAGTAGGACTACCCAGTCAAGTTCTGGATCGCCATAGTATGCTTCTGCGATAGAATCAGGTCTTTCTCCTGGATCAATTCTATAATCCTCAAAGGCACTAACGGCACCAAGGATATCTTCTCTAATTTTTACTCTCTTAAACAGATTAGTGACGAGATGAGTCTCATCACTAGAAGTTTCATTCTTAGTTCTGTTTAGAATCTCTAATTGTGGGAAGTACTTGAAATATGCCATGGGTTACCAACCTACTGCGTTATCTGCTACTGGTCTAAGGTTTTTATTAGAACCATCTGCACCAATATAATCTGTATCGAAGATTGGTTCCAGTTCTTGGAAATCACATGCGATTGTGACTTGAACGGGTTGACCATCACTATATGCTGCCCAAAGACCATCTGGAGTGTAATTACATCCAAACTTTTTCAATGCCATCGGTTTCATCATACCGACAGATGGGTTCTCTACAACTTTACCATTTATATTGGTCATGAATTTCATTTCAAATACATGTGGAGTACCCAGGAAGAAAGAAGCTCCCCCAGCAACACCAGCACCACCATTGGCAGCTGCTTTCTTTGCTGCCATAGAGAATTTGAACCACCTAATAATACTTCTAATTGCAGCCGCCTCGTCTGAACTTCTAGGTGACATTTTGAAGGAGAATGAGAAACTTCTCATTGTTACACCTTTAAAGAGAAGTTCGTTATTATTATTTGGAATAATACCAGACTTCCTTGCAAGAATTGATTCAGGACTTACTGCATAACCAGCCATATTCAAAACTTTAGAATCGAGCGCACCCTTTGCAAGGGTTCTAAACTCTTCCGAACCATCTTCGAGTAGAGTCTTTGCTTTTGAAAGCAAATCCATTCCAGATGTTAAACCCTGCAGTCCAGCGGCTTCCCCTGCAGCTGCAGTATATGACCCAAAATTGAGGTTCGACATTGCATCTGCAGCAAGTGCGCCTAGTTCATCACCTTGCCAGTCTACTGTGTTTGCATCAAGAATGCCTCCAGGCATGGGTAAGTAAACTGTAGCAAGTCTTTTTACTACATTACCATTGGATTGGAGACCCTTTTTAAGAGCGCTTCCTTTACCAGCACCAAACAAATCTTCTGAAAATGCTGGTTTATATAAGATTGAACTGATTACGACGTGATCTTGAGTTAGAGTATCCATGTCAATTGGATACTTTGAACCATCAAGTGATTTTTGATAGTCGATTGGTTTAATAAATTTGTTAGTATATGTACTAGCTGGGGGACTAAGAATTTCACCAAATTGAGTAGGTTGTGGTACACCATAACTAAGTTGTTGACCAGAAGCCCCAGGTCCCTGTCCTGTACCCAAAACTGGTTGACCTGGTGTTAATGCTGTTTGATTGGGATTAATGCCAAGTTTTACCCATTGCGGTAAAGTTGCATTCTTCTTCTGCTGGGCACCTTTAAACTGAGGTGAAGCATTATATGCTTTTTGAATCTTTTGTTTTATTGTATTCCAATATACCCCTTTTTCTTGATCTGTTAGTCCAACAAGATTTGCATTAGTATTCCAATTTCCATCTTCAAAAATAGGTTTATCAGATGCACTGGGATTTTCTATCTGAATTATAGTTTTTCCAGTTTTACTTTCCCAGAAAGGATAATAATCCTGCCCGTTCTTAGTAAAGAGTGGTTTTTTACCGATTTTTTTAAATGCCATTTAGGGTTTGTTCCAAGCTCGGTGTTTAGGGAATGGTTGTCCTCTCGTA